AGAGCCGCAGATTTCTCCACGGCTCCCGAAATTATTGTGATTACTGCTTCGGCTTCATGCACACAATATATCTTTTACCGTCCTCGTCCTCAAGCAGACCATAGCAGCGGCGAAACATCCTGGTGTATTTCTCGATCATCTCAACCGAAAGAGAGCCAAAGTCATCTTCGGTCAAGCCTACAATCAGAAATGTACCAGCCACATAGTCGTACATCTGAGCGTCAGCGTTATAAAGCGGCCGGTTGAACTCCAAGCCCATGAGTTTGCCCTCATCGTTGCAAATAAGAGCAACTTTGTCGTCCCACGGGTAGACTGCTTGAATCAGGCCGCCAACCTCTTTCTGCAGAGATTCCAACGAGCCATCAATGTCGATGACCTCCGGTCGGCACATCGGTTTGATACGCAATAATTTCATAGTTCTTCTCCTTTATTAAAAATATAAGTCTGAGCTGCTGCCTCTGAGAACGCCATTTGCGACGTGGGCACTCACCGACTGGTCCATTCAACGGAAGACTAACTCCTGCACTCAGAAATATCATTTAATAAATTTCGAGGTTTGCGAGGCGTGCATCACGACGCTTCTGCTCGATGATATCAGGAGCAACGTAGCTGACATTCACCAGATAGGACGGGATGTTGTAGTTCTTTGCGGCGAGATTCTCGATGATGCAGCCACGATAGCCCTTGTCCTCATCGTAAATGCCGATGAAGCGATCGGCCTCGGACAGTTTCTTCATGCGCTCCTCCTTAGTACGGCAAATCGTTCGGATCGTTAGGCTCAGCCATCTCGCGCTGCTCATACTTAGCAGCATACGGGTCGGCATCTGCATCCTGCTCCACGTAGAGAATATCCGCGTACAGCGTGTACTGGCCGGGGTTGTTCCGGTTCTCATACAGGTTAGCCTGCAGGTTCACGTTCTTCACACGGATATAATCCAGCTGACCGATGTTCTCAGCATTGCAGGCAACCTTGCGACCGGTGGTGGTGATCCAGAAAACCTGCGGAGGCCACTTGGAGTCCATGTTGACCGTCACTGGAACGTAGAAGGTCGGTACGAACGGCTCATCGTAGATGTAGTTGGGGTTCGGCTTGGTCTGCTTGACGTTCAGCCCCATTTCAATGAGCTGCTGAGCCTGCTCCTCCGTAGGGATGACCACGTTCACACGCCGCCGGGACGAGCCGTAACGGTCGCGGTTCGGGTCGCCGGAGAAATTGGTGTCAAAAATAAACCGGGTATTGTCAATATTTACCTTTGCTTTCATAATAGAAACTCCTTTACTCTTTTTCTTTAGTGCATCGCCGCACTCATTTTTGCCAGCAACCCCGCGATACCATCCTTGGTCTGCGCAGCCACCTGATCCAGCTCTTTCAACACCTTGGCATAAGCACCAGCATCCTCATTGGTTTCATCCGGCTTACACCACTTCTTAAAGACCTTATGGAACCGGGTATCGTTGCAAGCCATCTTTTTGCAAATGGCCAGAGCGAGGCCCTTTTCCTTATCGAAAATATCATCAGGCCCGCACTTCACCACCGTCTTGGTATTGTCAGACCAGAAGACAATCGTTGCCGGATCATTGAAGATGACTTTGCGGATGCTGACATTGCACATACCAAACCGCACAATATCATTCTTTTCAGCACGCTCCGTAGACTGGCGGGAGTAGTCAATTGCCATCGCAGTATAAATAGCCCTGTCAATATCAATTCCCAGGTTGTTTGCCGACACCCTAATCACGTCTTTGCTAGGATTCCAGGGAAGTTTTTTCATTTATCTCACCTCATAATTTCTTGCAGCTTCGTCCTGAATATCACCCCAGGGCAAATCAGGCTTCTGCCAAGGTGGCATTCCACCATCATCCGATACGAACCATTCCAGATCTCCGTATTGAGCAATAGTGTCCGCCGCCTCATCAACCATCTTGTCGAAATAAGAGCGGTCAATGCTATCCTCCAGATGGAGGTTATAGACCATCTCACTTTCCAGCCAGCGGTAGTCTTTGGCTCCAGTGACCGAATTATATTTCGTCTCACCGTCGTCTCGGACACCCGCTTCACGCATCAGCAGCGCTCCGCCGCATCCGGGTTTGATGGGGCAGAATTGACCAACACGCCCCACGAAAATATAATTGTGCTCGTCTTCGGGCAGAGCCTCGTTTTTATCGAGGTAGATTGCGCCCTTAGAAACCGACTTGGTTTCACAAAGGTCGTCGAACACAATATCTTCGTGGGAGAAAAGCGTTTTAAACACATACGGCACCTGAAACTGAGCACCAGTCGCAGTCCAATGACCGCCCTTCTTCTCGTTCTTTTCAGGAATATAGCCGTACTGTGCCTTTGCCGTATCTGCATCGAGATACTTTGCAATATAAACGGCGTTGTTCACAAGGCACATTTTTTCGTATGTAGCCTCATGCTCAAACGTGTACCCGTACTTTTTCGCAAAATCCATGCAGAAGTCGATGATTTCAGGCGTTGCATCCGGAATCTTGATAGAGTCCGTCTTGATGTGCGCCACCGTGAAACCACGCTGCTGCACCTCGTCCTGCAGAGTGCGCATAAATAAAGCCCCTCGAAGCGCCACAATGTTATTGGCGTTCTTGGGGTTGCGGAATGGATTATCAAAGGTTGCACTGGTCAGACCGTAAACCGAGTTGATAGCGATTTTCAGAGCCTGCGCCAGCGCTTTCGCCTGTGCGGGGTCATCCAAATATTTGGACAACTTACCGCCAAAGAGCTTCTTGGCCTTGTCGTACTCACCATGTTTTACATAGATACGTACATCCATCAGGTCATTGAAGTTCTTGGTGTAGTCGCCAAAGTAGTTTAGAGCGACGGCCGAGTGTGGGTGCAGAGAGGCAACGTCCAGCAGGGCGATGTTGTAGTACATACCGGGTTCGGCATAGACATAACCGCCAAGGCCCAAATCAGTACCACGGAACATATTGTGCATCCGACCATCTTCGCCTCTGACCCACTCATAACCCGGGAAGGCGTTGATGATATTCTTGTCGGTCAGAATATCAGGCTCGACTTCTACCACCGAATCGGACTTACCCGTAGCTAAATCTGTATAGACTAGCTGAGGATGCTTTTCCTTGCCGAAAATAATGCGCGTGGTCAGGCTGTTGGTAGTGTCGTTGACGGTCATCCCAGCAACATCTGCCAGAATTTCACGTGCAACAAAGTCAGCCTTGCGATCTTTGGAGTTGAACACTGCTTCGGTGGCGATAACGTCATTGTCGCAATACTCCGCAACCTGTTCCCATTTCTCTTCGGGCACCGGCTGGTTCCAAGGTAAGCCAAGCTCCTGATGATGGATACCCAACTCAATCTCGAACTTTTTCAGGCTCTGTTTCTTCGACGAGAAATCGAAAATATCCGTGTAGGACAGGTTATAGGCCTCACCAAAGAAGCCCATACGGTCATTGATAATACGGTTCGACAGTGCGTACAGCTGCTCCGTATTCCAGCCGAGCATGCAAGCCCAAAGCATGTGGTTATCGTATTTGCGGTTATTAAAGCCAATCAGACGATATTGTGTCAACTTCTCAATATCCGTAGGGCTAGGATTGATCAACCGATTCACCGGCTTGTCCTCACCGGCAAATTTCCAGTTGACCAAAAAGAGATTCGGAAACACCTCACAGTCGAAAAATACGATGGGTGCTTTCTCACCGTCATCAACCTGCGATTCAACATCCTCTCTTGACTTGAAGTGCATCTTTGCCGTAATCTTCAAGCAGGCATCGGCCTGATTCGTGCTGTTTACGGCAAAGGCTAGAATCGCATTGCGCATGTCGTCCACATTATAGGGAATCCCACTCTCGTAGGCTTCATCCATAATATGAGCGATAAAGTCAATGCTGGGTTTAGTATAGGGACTGATTTCTTTTGCGAGGGCTTTCTTAATGAGTACCCGCAGGTGTTTCTCATTTTGAATCTGCTTCACATCGACCATTGCTTTTTCTCCCTTCAATGGTAAGCCGCTGCTGATTTTGGCAACCGGAATATCATTGCACTTGGTCAGCATTCTTCTCAACGAAGAATTTCCGGTGAACACCTTGACCTCAATATGCTCATCGTATACACGGCTCAGTTTGCTTGCGTCCCCTGTGTAAATGTAGTGCAAGTGGATTCCTGCACCAGATTTACTCAGTTCTGCATAGGTAGCAGGCCACTTGGACGCTGCCTCCAGATTTCGCTCAAAGCATTTCTTACCATCGTCGCCCGGAATATCAAAGTCAATGACGATGTGGGTTTCAGGGACTTTGACATAGTGGAGCTTAGAAGTAAGAATATCTTTGAGCAGTGTTTTGACATTCTCCCACTTTTGCGTAGGAGTGCCATTTTCGTTCGCATACTGCGCAGGACAGTCCTTGCAAATATCATCAAAGAGAGAATGCTGTGGTTTCAGATCAATCCATGATTTGGATGGTTCCTCCTTTGAAGCTGCTTCTGCAGGTGCGGGGTCGGCAAATTCTTTGAACTTGTCTGCCTTGAATCCGCTGTAGTAGCTTCGCACTCGTTCGCCATTCACATCTTCTGCGCGTTCCTTGTAGTCCGCAAAGTAGTTCATCAGCTCTTCACGGAATGCACGCATCGAATATGGATAGACAACCTTTGCTCGCTGGTTATACTCGTCATACATCGCCCATGCTCGCTTCAGGGAAATACCGTCTTCTTTCTTGAAAATGTAATACCGGTCGAGCATGAAGTTATAGAAGTCATTGGAAGCGCCAAGCATTCTTGTTGGAATATAATCGTCATAGCGATGCTTATTTCCCTCATAGACCTCCTTGCAGTGCCATGCAATACCGCCAAGCTCGAAATCGGTCTTGGCGTAGAGTTCAGAATATCTTTTCTGAGGGACTTTCTCACCTGTGGGCACCACATCGATCAATCGGCGAATCAAACCGGACTTCGCATCGGTGATTTTGACAGGCTTGTTTGTGGCGAGAATCAGGAAGCTCTTGAATTGATTGGCATAAGCGCTACGGAACTTCTCATTGACCATCATGGTCTCATGAGACACCAACGAGTTCAGACGAGTATTGTCCTCGATTTTGGACAGGTTACCTTCATGCTGAATTGCGATCAGAGGGTTCGCTTTGAAAGCTTCCAGTG